TTGCTAATCTGTTGTACGGTTTAGGCCGTACCGAGGGTTCGAATCCCTCTCTCTCCGTTCTCAAGGATTTCAGCGTTTTAGGGTTTTCACTCACCTACGGTTTTAGTAGGTTGATTAGGGTTGATTGAGGGCTGATTCTTGGGCAAAATTTGGGCAATTGATGAGCGGATTGAGCAGGCTAATCAGCAGCTCAAACTAGTGTCTATCCGCCGTCGTGGCGATCGCCTCTCATTGCGGGCCACGCTACCACCCAAGCCCGGAACTGGTAGCCGCCCCAAATCTCAGGAGATCGCCACAGGCAAGCCGGCCACGCCGGCTGGGCTGAATCAGGCAGTGGCGATCGCTCACGAGATCGAAAGCCAGCTTATTCGAGAGAAATTCGATTGGTCGCCGTGGCTGAGGGGAAAGCAGAAGCCAGCGCAGACCGTAGGCGAATGGCTGGAGCGCTTCGAGGCGGATCACTGGAGCCGCACGTCCCAAGAGCCAAGCAAGCTGAATACGTGGCACAAAGATTTTGAGCTGAAATTCAATCACTTACCACAGGAGGAACCCCTCAGCCTGGAGCTGCTGAAGCGAGTGATTTTGGAGCGCAGCGCCCCAGCGACTCGCAGCCGAAAGGGATATGCCTATGCGTTTCGGCGGCTGGCAGAGTTTGCGGGGTTGGAGGGGCATCAAGAGCTGACGGCGCTGGGTGCTGGCTATTCCAGCGATCGCAGTGTGAACCCGCGCAACTTGCCAACTGATGAGGCGATCGCCGCCGCTGCCAGCAGGTTTCGCGGCGGGTGGGCGTGGCTGTATTCAGCGCTGGCTGTGTATGGGCTGCGCCCGCATGAGGCGCTGTTGGCAATTCCCGATCGCCTTCAAGAAGATCCAGCTTTATTAGAAGTGCCAAACCAAACAAAAACCGGGCAACGGATCGTGTTTCCGTTGCCCGGTGATGGCTGGCAGATGGATTTTCAAAGCTGGGAGCTGCCACCCGTCAGGATTGAAGGGCGGAATAACAATCAGCTAGGAATGGCTGTGTCTCAAAAGTTTCGGCAGCTCAAGCTGGGCTTTAATCCCTATGATTTGAGGCATTCCTACGCCCGTCGCGGGTTTGAACTGGGTTTCAGCCCAGACTTTTTAGCCCAGTCGATGGGCCACTCGCTAGACGTTCACCTCACGACCTATCGCGCTTGGTGGGGAGAGCAGCCCTACCTGAAGATCTATCGAGAGGTGATGGGCAGGCGGCGCTCATCTGGTGGGATCTGAAGCACGCCGTCAAACGCCTCGACGTGAACTTGCCAGGTCGGTTCGGCAGCTTCAGGGTCTTGCACGTTGCGATAGTGAATACCGTATTGCAGGTCGCCTTGCTGCCTTAGCGCCCGCATTTTTTCAGCCTGGCGAATTTCCGCCATGATGCGATCGCGCCCTACTCCCAGTAGCGGCGCAGCCTTGGCAGGCGACAGCCACAGCCCGCGAATGCCGTAGGCTTCCAACACGCGCTCCACCCAGCGCTGCTGCTCTTCCAACTTTGTGAGCCGCTGGTGCAGCTCTGCCAAAGTGAGCTTGGTCATCAGTCTCTCCCTCAACAATCCCGTCCAACACGAGCGGCGAATTCTTTCTGAGGCGACTGCTCGATCGCCTCAGGATGCTCATTCTGATCCCAGAGCGATTTGGCTGAAATTTTTACCCATCCGCTTTTATCGGGTGAATTCATGCGGCTTCCCTCTCTGCCAAAATTTGGTCGATACGATCGCTCACTAGCGCCAGATCGTCGGGTTTCAGGCTGGGCAGCCAGTCCAGCAGGGCGGCTGGATCGGGTGGAGCCAGTAGATGTTGCAGCGCCGCTTTCAAGCTGGGCTGGCTGGGGTTGAGTCGCTTCGCTACTCCCGTGAGAGCAAGGTACTCGGCATCGCTCAGCGGCACCTCTTTGATCAGCCAGCCATCGGCGTTGCGCTCCAGCTTCAGCACTCCTCTGGGCACACGGCTTTGAGTTTCGTATAGCGCTTGCACTAAGTGATCGGCAATGCGGTCGATCTCGCCTTCATCCCACGGCGCTTCATTGATTTTTGCCAGCCGCCTCACAGCATAGTGAATCTCGGAGAGCGCCCCAAAGACGTGCGGGCTTTCGGGCGAGGGCTTTTTCGCCTGCTCTTTTTTCTCTTCAAAGTTTTGTTTCAGCCCCTCCAGCGAGATGCCCAGATCCTTGTGCGTGATGGTTGGGTTGAGTGGCGGCTCGGCAAATCGCTGCACCGCTGCCTTGACCTTAGCGGCGGTGGGCTTGCCGTCGGCGCTGGCTTCCCGCCAAGCTTCGGCACGCTGGTCGGGTGGCAGCTTTGCCAGCAGGCGGGTTTGGCTAACAGAGGTCGGCAGATCAGAGTCCGGAATTCCGGACTGACGCAGTTCGCCCAAGATGCGCCCCGCGCCTGCCACCTCAAAGGCATTGGAGCGCTGCCAGCCCCAGCGGGCCTTGCAATACGCCTCAAAACTCTCGTGCCCGGACAGCTTCCAAAGCTCTTCAGCTTGGATCTGTGCAACTGCCTGCCAGATCCGCGCTTTGCCTTGCTCCATCATCTCTAGCCCAGCCTGGATGGCTTCTTCGAGCTGGCTGAGGTGCTGCTGAGGTTCGATGGGGACAACCTCGACGGCAGCGGGTGCAGCATCGAGGGTGGGTTTGGCTGGGTTGCCTTGGCGATCGCCAAAGGGATCATCCATCAGTGCCCGCGAGACGTTGACCACAGGCGGCAACTCAGCAGCGCGGGCAAGCCCCTCTTCGTATTCCCTGTCTAGCGCTCTAAAGGTTTCGACTGTAGGACTTAGCACCTCTTTCACAGGCTCTTCTACTTTTTCTACGGGCTTCATCCGTCCTTCCACCTGAAGCTTTGCCGCAGGGATTCGCGTGCGGAAATTCGACCCGATAAACTCCACCACTGCCTCAGCTTCAACACTGTCCCAGCGGAGATAGCTGTAGCTCCAGTTTTCGCCTGCGATAGAGACGCGATCGCCCTTCTTCAGCGCTTTGATTTCTTCCGGCGTTGCTAGGTGCCACGCGCCGCTTTTCACCTCAGAGTAGTAGACTTCGCCCTTGTAAACCGCGACGGGATCGACTTCGACGGGCCTTGAGGGAAAGAGGCGATCGCTTGGCATCTGAGGATTGCTGGGTGTGTACTCCTCACACTTCTCAGCCTGAATATCAGCAATCACTCCCTCCGCTATAATCGCTCCAGCGAATTTGCCAGCTTGGCATTTTAGCGCTGGATCTTTTTCATCAAAATTGATTTCACTGTGCTGACATCCTGAGCAAGTTTTCTTCGTGGTGGTCATATCTTCTCTCAACTTTTCTAGCTCGGTTGGAGGTTAGGGATTAGGAGTCGGGTGATGGGGCGATCGCACCTTTCCCATGCCCATCCGGCTCTGGGGTTATGAGCATGTCGAGCGAGATCTGCCCACACCGCTCGCGCTTCGAGTGCGCGTTTGCCTTCCGGTAGGGTGCATCGTGGCGAAGGTGGCAGGGGGCGCAGAGCGCTCGCAGGTTAGAGGGGTCGTTATTGCTGGGGTCTTGGTCAAGGTGGGCACAGGTCAAAACGAAACGCCCTGGGTATTCCAGTTCCCGTCCCCACCCCGCTTCTTCAAGCTCAAAGGCGAGATCTAGCCACCGCTGCCCTGGTCTTCGGCACGGGCGGCCGCAGTGGTCACAGCACCAGCCGGCTGCTTCCTTTACTCGGAGGGCGATCGCCTCCCACTCAGCGGGGTATCGGTCGCGCTCTAGAGGCATAAGGGCACCTCACTTGGTAGTTGGTCGGTGTTCATTGAAATCTCCAATCTCAAACTTTTCGACTAGGCGGGCTAGAAGCGCCTCTAAAGCCTCGTAAGGCAATCTGGTACGCAAATAATTCCAATGGCTCTCCACGGGGCGATTTCCGAGGGCTGAGACAATGTTTTCGGGGGAGTACCCCGTGCGCTCTAGCGCGGCGATCGCCCAAAGAACCACTCGCTGATCGACTACCAGACGACGGGGAGGGATCCATTCAGCCAGTCCGCACTCTGCCAAAAAGCAATCCAGCAGGCAGCGCAGGTCAATCAGCCTCAGACGCACGTCCACCAGCTCGCCCTCATCCGAAAGCAGCATCTCGCAGTCGTTTGCGAAGGCCCAGCGAGTGACTTCCAGGCGGTAATCGGGGTCGCTTAAGTGCTGGCGCTGGGCCAGGCACTCGACAAAAAGGGAGACGGAGCTGACCAGCGGGGAGCTAGGCATGATCAACCTCCGCCAAGCCGAGGTGTTCGATGGGGATACCCGCTTCCCTGGCACGGGCGATCGCCTGGGATCGGAGCGCGGGCACGCGCGCCATACCCCTTAGCCGAGCAGCCAGAGGTACGGGCAGCGGGACAGGGTTGGCAGAGGTGGGAGTCCTAGCGGCCGGGGCTTGCGGGGCTTGGCGGTCTTTCCACTCCAGGAAGCACTGGTACTGGATCTGCGCTGCTTCGTGGCGGCCATCGTCGTGGCGGGCGCGGCTGAGCCACAGGCGGGCGTGTCCGAGGTTTAGGCTCGTATCTCGGTAGCTCGGCACGGTGGGCAGGTAGAACCGCAGAAGGTATTCCAAAAACTCTTGATCAGGGGAGCCGGGGTCACTCCACCACGGCTCAAAGTTTTCCGCAGGCGGCGGCGCGTCGGCGGAACCCTGATCCTCTACAGCTCTTTTCAGCACGACCCGTTTCTTTAGCTCGCTTGGCAGCGAAGCCCGTACCTCCGATCCACCGTTTATCCCCTGGGTCGGCTTGGCTGGTTCGGAAGAGCGAAGCGATTTTTCTCTCGCGCATTCCGGATCCGGCCTTTCTTTAAGTTTATTTAGATCTTTCTTTAGATCTTTCTTTAGGGAGCTTGCAGCATAGGATTTTTCAAGGGTTTCGGGCGACGCTTGATCAACTGAGTTGATCGACTGATCAACTGAGTTGATCGACTGATCAACTGAGTTGATCGACTGATCAACTGAGTTGATCGACTCAAGGACAACTCCGTAGGAGTTATGCAGCTTCCCCTTCGATTCAAAAATGCAGTTCCGCGACTTCAGTGAGGCGATCGCATTCCTGACACCCTGATGCGACAGTCCGGTTCTGTGTTGAAAAAGCTTGTTAGGTATCTCTGCTACCTGTCTGTGATAGCCAAGCGTTTCCCTGAAAATTAGGGCCATAACTTTGAACTCGGCATTGCTGAAACAATTTATGTTGTCCAAGAACTGATTTGGAACTTGGGTGTAATTTGAAAGCTCAAACATTGCGGAAACTTGTGTGGAAACAGAAACTCATACGAAAACAAGGGCGATCGCCATGCACGATGGAGTATTGCCAGCCGCCGTCGAGCAGCACGACCTGCTCGATCAATCACCAAGCGCCTGCCTTGATAAAATCGCCATGCTGCGAAGTCGCCAACTGCTGAGTGATGACAATTTCGCCCAAGCCAAAAAGTTGATCATGTAGCCCTCCTTTGAATGGGAAACGTGAGCTTGCCCCGTCGCCAGCCGGGGTAGTAAAGATCGAGATAATCAAACACCACGTTGCGAAAGCGGTAGCCCCGTGCTGCTGGCAATTCTGGAGTGCAATAGCCCAGGACTGCTGCCACATCGCGCAGCAGCTCCGGCTCGACCCGGCCGCCGAGTTGGTTAGCGAGAGAGCGCCACAAAAAATCGGGCACCTCCACCCACTGCTGAGGAGGGATGCCCGTGGCAAGCTGCTTGGCGATGCGGATTCGGATCATAGCGGGCGCGATGCCGCTGGCTGGCTCCAGCAGTTCCTCGGCGGTTGGCGAGGTACCACCCCATTCCACCCACTGCACCAAGGGCAGCAGCCGGCCGTTTAGTCGCTTCCACTCCACAATCCAGCCGCAGCGCTGATTGGCACGCCCCCAGTTTTCAACTACCGCCAGCCCCGGCTCATGCGGCAGCGGCAGCCGGTAGAAGGGGCGATCGCGCCGATAGATTTTCAGCAGACTGCCCTCTTCGACCAAGTGCTCTAGCGCCGCCTTAAAAGCGGGCCCAGCATGGCGATAGCCACAGGCGATCGCCAGCCCCTGCACCGTCAGCGCAGGCTGCCCAGGCTGAAACTTAGCCAGGATCTCTTTGCCCAGCAGATCGGCAGCTTCCTGCACACGAGTACGGTCGAAAACTTCTAGCTGTTTTTCAGCCACGAAGCGAAATGTCTCCAAGCGGTTGCCGCTTTTCAGCTTCAGCCGCACTGTGCTACCTTCTGCCTGCTTTTGCAGGACTTTCCAGCGGCGAGACAGCCACCAGACTTCCTGCCCTAATCCCAGGCTGCCTACCGCTACGAGGTGGCTGGATGATACCGGCGATCGCCTATCGCCGGATGATATTCTTGTTTTAAGACCGCTTAACATTTACCTTCTCTCAAGGGAAGAACGAAGAACTAGGAACCGCTTCGGGCCGGGCAAGCACGGGAGCGGTTTTTTATTGCAAAGCCGCGCCGATCCAATGGATCGGCGCGGCTTTTTCATGCGGACTTTTTCAGCAGAGTTGTTTCAGCAGCCTCCACAAACTGCTTGGATGTCTCTTCCTGAGACAGCTTCACTTGCTCCCGCCACTGCGAGATCAGCGACTCTACTAAGGGCACAAGAGCCAGCGGGATGTGCATTTTCTTTCCGGTTTGAGCCATTATTGTCCGAGTGTCTAGATGGTTACGGAAGTAGAACGAAAAGATCCAATCTCAGTAACCATTTTGTAACTACTCTGATCATAATGTCAATACCACGGTCATCAAAATGATCACAATCTGTTCACCACTAGCGTGATTAGATCGAGCTAGTGCATTGAGAAACACCGTTAATGGATGGTCGAAAAGAACGCTTAAGGCAACTACTGCTGGATTTCATGCAAACGCATAACCTCTCTGGCAGACAGCTTGCAAAGCGCCTCGATCTGTCCCCAACCTCTGTGACCAGCTATTTAGATGGCACAACCTATCCCGGCGCTGAATCACGCAGCGCTATTGCACGGGGTCTTGGCCGCACGCCCGCCGAGCTGGAAGCGTTTCTTGAAAATATTCCGCTACCTCCCCAAAGCTCCACAGATGCTCTGATTCAAGATCTCAGGGCGCTGAATCGGGAGGATTTTTTGAAGGTGGCTCAAGTGGTTTGGGAACGGCTGGTGGCTGAGGTGAAAGCAGGGTAGCTAGTTTGCTCAGCAGCTCATTGGCCTGCCGATGCTCTTCGGCGCTGATCTGCCCTAGCTCCAGCCAGGAATCCAGTAAATCAGCCATTTGGCAGCGCACCAAAAGCCGCTCGATGAAGGCGATCGCCGCTTGCAAGGCCAGCTCAGAATTGGCATATAGCTCGCCAGGATTGAGCGCTTCTCCTGATTTTGGGCAGCAAGAGAAGCTCCAGTTTTTTTCAGAGTCAAGAGCTAAGTCAAAAACTAAGATCGTCCAGCCTTTGTGATTGTGTATTGAGGGCATTCGGCAACATCCTGATGGGGTTTGGATGTTTACCGCTTAAGCTATCGCAGGCTCAAATTTTCAGCACAAAAAAGCCGCGCGAAGCGGCGCGGTTTCCCGTAGTCCGGAATTCCGGACTGAGAGGGTCATAGTCGTTTGTTTTGGCACTGCGCCGATTTGGTTGGGTCAATACTGCCGAAGCTCTGCGGCCCTTTCACGTCTGGGATATGCGGTTTTGGGTCAATAACTTTGCCGCTAGTGTCGGTGATCTCAAGGTGTAGATGCGGGCCTGAGGAATTGCCCGTGTTGCTTGAAACGATTGCGCCAGTGCGGGCGTGTGTCGATTGCCCGTCTTTCTAAAATTTACCAGTGCGATCGCCCTTCGTCAATTTCTAAGCGCTTGTGTTGCGAACCCGTGACAAATACAAAGCGGCTTGTTGAACTTGTAGAACTGTAGAACCCGATCGCGGGCACTAAAAACCGGGGTGTTTTACCCCGGTTCTACACGTCCAACACGTCCAACAGGTTCTACGGTTCTACAAAACCGTTGAGCGCGATCGCCCCATCGGTGAAGCTTACCAGCCCAGCAGCCAGCAGTTCACTGATCACCGGCTGCAACGCCTCAACGGTATGCGCCGCCGTCTTGCCTAGCGGCTTGCCTTGCTGAATCTCTCGCAGGGTGTGCGACAGCTTGCCCTGTTGCGCTTTGCGGGTGAGCCATACCAGCAGCCGCGTCGCCTCATCGCTGAGCATGATGCCAGGCAGCATCAGCGGCTCTATTACCGCTTCACCCTCATCTTCTGGCTCACTGTCGAGGGGTGTAGAACCGCTGTTGGACATAGGTTCTACAGGTTCTACAGCCGCCAGGGTCGAGGTGTCGGCGCACTGGTCTTCCACCATCCAGGGGAAGGGCTGCGAGGCAACCCACCGGGCGATCGCCTCATCTTTCAGTCGCCGCGCGTGGTCTTCTACGAAGCCTCGCCCCCGGCAAAAGGTGAAGCACTCGCGCAAGCTGCCCTGTCCCTCGATGCCCAGCGTCTTGACCTCCGCGCCTTGGCTGAGGATCAGCAGCCTGATCCGCACCTTACGAGCCTCGCGGGCCAGGACTTGAATCACGCCGCTGGCATTTTTGCAGTAGGCAGCGATCGCCGGGTATTCATCAATCACCACATTCAGCCAGCGCCCAGCATCGATGCCTTTGGCGTACTGTTCGTAGCGCTGCTGCATTTCCTGCTCTAGCTCTGCCAGCGCCTCAGCAATAGCGCCATAGTCACGCCCCATCCCAACCTTTGGCACACCTGGGAACTCATGCGGGCGGACGTGAGGACTGATGATCAGGCGATCGCCCGGTAGCAGACTCAGCAGCTTTTCAGCCAAATGAGTTTTGCCCGCGCCAGTTTTCCCCAATAGCAGCAGATGAGGATAGAAGTCGGGTCGCGCTGCGAGATCATGCCAGTTGAACAGCGCAACGGTCGAGGGCTGCTGAGTGGGGACGGGGGCGATCGCCTCATCAGTGACACGCACATCATCAAGCGCCGCCAGCGCCTCATCCTCGCTCAGATCCACATCTTCCAGCGTGGCCGCGCCTGCGCTGAATAGCGCACGGTCGAGGATCTTAATGGTGTCGGTTTTCCATTCGCCCGTGATGTCCAGCACTATGTCGCTGTAGGCAGGTTTGTTCGGATTCAGCGCCCGAATCTCATCTAGCCCAGAGCGCACCCGGCGTAGCATCCGGTCGAGGCATCGCTTAGCCGTGGGGTCGTCGAGCTGCCCTAGCTTGTCTTTCAGGTTCACCGGGTCAAGCTGGCTGTAGAGATAGGCGAGTGCTTCCCACCGGGGCGATCGCGTCTTGAATGCGCCTGCCAGGTTGTCGTAATCGCTATTCGGATTTAGGTCGATCGCCAGGTTGCCGCCGTAGATGTCGCGCTGCCGGTCAAGCTCCAGCAACAGCGATGCCCCGCTGATCGCCATGCCTGCAAACGCCAGCAGCCTGCGACCGCCGGGCAAGCTGCCCATCAGCGGGATTGCAGCCAGGGGCGCTAGTCCCAGCACTTTGATCGGAAAGCTCTCACGCCGCGCTTTGCGAAGGCGATCGCAGTCGGCCTCAAATGCCTGTAGCTCGTCTTTCCAAGTTGCATAGACCATCGCTCTAGTCCTCTGAATAAATTCCAAGTTAGTCCTCAGCAGGTAGGGATTTTTGCAGTTGAATAAATGCCTCAGCAATCTCGCTAGGGAATGCAGCCCAAAACCACACCAGCAAGCCGCCAAGGGTGAAGCCCTGCGCCAGGTACAGCCCGCTCACGATCTGTAGGTCTTGCCACCAGATGAAGCCGACAAAGATGACGAATGGCAACAGCGCCCAGCCAGAGAGGGCAAGTTTGCCGCCAGTGGAACCAACACGGGTACGCGCTCCGAGATAGCGGATGCTGCCCCATTGAATCGCTTGGACGGCGATCGCAAAAAAGCAGGTGCAAGCCAGCAGAAACCATTCCCAGCCGCTAAAGCTGTTCAGGATTGCCTGAATGTTTTCAGCAGCAGCGCCCCAGGCAACCCCCGGCTTTGGCAGCACAGCAGCGGGCAAAGTGCCAGCACTCAGGCTGTAGGATTCCGCCGCCAGCGCCATGCCGATCAACAGAATGAGCATGGCTACAAGCGATAGGATAGAGCGCTGAAAGAAGGTGCGAAGCCAGCTCAGCGCCAGCCCCAAAAACAGGTGCAACGTGCCAATTCCTTTGGCGATCGCCTTTTGTCCGCGATCCTGCTTCTCCAGGTAGGCATCGGAGCGGATGGGGCTGCTGGGTTTGCGCTCTGGGGTCGTATTGCTCGGTTTGCTGGCGCGGCTCTGGGCAGCCCGCTCCATTGCCTGCCTGACGCTCTCACGGCGGTCTGGGCTGCTGGGTGGGGTCGAGGGTGTTTTGGCGGATTCGGTCGCTTGGGTGTCACTCATGATCTTGCCTCCGGGCTTGGGTCAGGGATGCGATGGCGATCGCCCCAAACAGTCCCAGCCAGGGGCGGCTGGTGCTGTTGCGGGGGCTATAGACAAACAACAGCAGCAGGGTCAAGCCTGCCACGCAAAGCCAATGCCCCATTAACCCTGCTCTCCCGATGCGAATTGGTACACGACCGGCGGCGCGGTTGGGATACCGACGCACTGCACCGAATCGGCATCCAGGAAAACAAACTGTTGCGCCTCAAATCGACCAATGCAGCGCCCGGTCGCATCGTAGACCACACCAGCCGCGCCGACGGGAACGGGGGGAAGCTGCGGCGGTTGCCCAGGCGCGTAGCTGTAGCCTCGCAGCCAATAGAACCCGTTGCCGGGCACGATTTCGACCATTCCGAGCGCCGACGGCGACGGGGTGGGGTCGGCTGAAACCTCTGGCGCAAGGGCATCGGGCGGAATAACAGCAGCAGCGGTGATCAGCGCTCCAAGGGCGCTACCGAGTAGGTGAGTGTTCATAAGTCATCTCCGTAAGCAAGGTTGAACTGACCCAACCCATATCGGTCGGGTCGCAGGATAGCAACACGGTCAGGCAGAGGCAAAAGATCAAAAGCTTCATCATTCCTCCTTCCCGAACGGCGGCAAGATGAGCATCGGTAATGGGGCAACGCGGGCGATCGCCAGAACTTTGGTCGGGGACGGCGATCGCCCATAAAAGGTGAGCAACTATTCGTCCTCGCCGAGCCGTTCAGCAAGCAGAACGAATTTATCGGACAGCAGGTGGAGGCGATCGCTCTGCACGGCAAAGTCGCGGATAAGTTGCACTGCATCAGCCCTGGATAGTCCAGGGATCTGAGCCTCGATCTCGTCTAGGTGGGCGATCGCCTGATCCAAGGTAGCTCTCGGTCATCTGTCCAAACCTTGAGCCACCATGCGTCGCCGTCTTGCCACTGGTCGAGGGTTTTGGCAGCTTTCAGAGCGATCGCCCTTACGTGCTGGGCTGCCTCAGCGGTTTCGGCTCGAAACGTGTAGACCATGATGAGTTTCCTCCAATCCGAATAGTGCGAGTTGCTGGTTTCCTTGGCCACTTGCTGTGAGAGGCTTGGGGCGATCGCTCTTTTGGTCAGCGAACAGACTCAATTAGGCGGGCAAGATGCTTGAGAGCCTGCCCCAGTTCAGTTAGGACTTCTCCCCTGCCGCCACAATCAGGGCAAGTCTCAAACTCAGGCCCGACACGCCTTTGCAAGGCTTGAAAATCGTAATTCTCCCAGTCGAACCCAGCCGCGCGGGTGTGAACCCAGGCTGGGTTCGGAACCTCGCCATCGCTGCAATCTGGATTGGGGCATTGCTGCCACAGGTCTTTGCTCTGAATGGTTTTTAGCTCTGTGATTTTGTCAAGCATGGTATTTTTCTCCTATTGGGGGCGGTGGCTCCGGGCGCAGGCTGCCCAGCCAGTAGCCAGCCGCAAAGGCGAGTAAGCAGGCGATCGCCAGGGCTACTCGCCACCGCCGTTTCCCTCCAGCATTTGCCGCACTTTCAGGCGCAGTTCCGCCTCTGCCTTCTTTCGGCGCTGCTCTTCCTCGAACTTTGCCAGCTCGTCTTCGATCACCTCTTGCTCCCAGGACTTCTGATTCATGCCGTCGAGCTTGGCGATCGCCGCGTCGGCTTCCTGCTTCGCCTGCCTAGCACGCACCATCTTTCCCAGCAGGTCGTCTGCCTTGTCATCGATTTCCTGCTGTTGCGCCGAAAACGGTGACAACGTGCCGTCACCGCCGTCACCAACTCCGTCACCAAATCCCAGAACTTCGACCTGAACAGCTTTTGCGCCGCCACCAACTCCGTCACCAAAATGTTTTCTAACCAGCTCGCAGAAGCTCTCGTAATCGCCCGCCTGATCCACGCAGAAAGCCTTGTAGCGGGCTAACATCTGCGCGCCGAAGCGGGTCGGTCTACCCTTGTCTGTGAGCAGGTCTGGGGCTTTCAGATTTCGGAATAGAGGGAGTAGCTTTTCGGGCATCCAGCGGGCGTTTGCCACGTTGCTGGTCAGCGAGAGGCGATCGCGCACCTCGCTCCACTTGTAATCAGTCGCGTCATCGTCATCAAAAACCGTCACCAGCGTCATCGGGTTGTCACCGTTTTTGTCACTGGGTGTAGATTCTTGGCTCACAATCTTCAAGCTCCTTGCAAATCCTTTGTTTGGCAGTGCTGTCATCGTCTGTCACCGTTTTTGTAATCGTCTGTAGCTTTGGCGTAATCAAAAGATAGCATGGAGATGATGCACCTGTGAGACAGTAGAGGTACACGGGTGCATCATTGAAGCCTGAATAGCGCTCAAGCTGTATAAATGGAGGATGTTTATGGACTTGATGGCAATGGTGCGCTTTGGAGTTTCGTTACCGGACTGGTATCACAGAAAATTACTGCTTTGGGCAAAGCTCAAAGGCACCAACCGAGCCACGCTAGGAGCAAACATCATCCAAAACAGGATTGAGGCTAACTGGGCAGAAATCCAAAAGGAAATGGAAGCGATCGCCAGGTATCGCGGCATCACGCTAGAAGAGCTTGAAACTGAGTGGCTTAGCGGAGATGAGGAATGAGTATCAATAAACTGCTATCACTTGATCCGTGGGCACTACCCCGCATTGCGCGCCGAGTATGAGAGCTGGAAGCCAGCGGAGCTGAATCGAATCGTTTGGGAGCGCGGGCTTGCAAAGTATGCCGAGGGCAGCAACAAGCGGATTGTGAATAAGAGAATGCGAGGACAGCAAGAGCCTGAGTGAGGAATAAGCGATCGCCCCCCATCCCCCCACAAAAAAACCCTGGACAGAAATCCAGGGTTTTTTATTGCCTATCGAATCAAGCTCAGGGAGACAGCTTCGCCCCCTCTAATAGCTGAAATTGGCACTGCACCCAAGCCCCTGCCTGAGCAAATTCGGGCACGTCTACAAAAACCGTGTTGAACTTCGCCAGGTAAGACAATCCGGCTGCATCCACGGTCACGCTTGCCCCGGTTGCTAGTGCCCGCGTGCGATCGCCCGCCACAGCACCTGCCTCGTAAACCGGGTCGATGCGGTCTTCCAGCGTCACGTACTGGAATGGGCGTGTCTGCACCCACAGGCTATAAATCCGCTTCAGCTTGTCGGCCTCTGCCTTGCGGAGCCGCACACCCACGCCCCAGGTGAAGGGCGGCTCATAGGGAATTGCTTCAGCGATCACTGCGCCCGCAAACGAGCGGCTGAAGGCGGGCGTGTCGATCCGCACTCGCGGGAAGTTGGAATCCGTAAATGGGCTGGTGAATCGATTGCCCAGCGTCACACTCAGGCTGCCAAACGTCAGAATTAGGCTCATAGCTTGGATCTCCTAAAGTTTTGGCGATTGATATCCGCCAGCACTTGCCCGACCGCGCCCACTGGATCAGGAGCGCTCACGCTCACGCAGCGCGGCGTATTGGCAAGCTGCGTGATTGCCGCCTTCAGCTCATCCAGCTTGCGAATAACTAGCCCGTTGCCCTCTTGCAATACCGTGCCCAGCCCGCTCAAATCAGTAACCGGACTCAAATTTGGAGCCTGCACACCGGGCATCTTGCTCTTGAGCTGTCGTAGGGGTGACCCGGCCGCATTGAAGCCGTTTCTCAGACCTTGCTCGATTCGCAGCTTCTCCAGTTCCTCGGCACTGGGGCCACGGGGTCTAGAAGGGCGATCGCCCCCATCTTCCTGGCTAGGCCGACCTTCAGCCCGCTGCTTCTGCGCGTTTTTGATTGCTGCCTCCTGTTGGGCGATCGCCGTTTGACCCTGAATGCGCCGCGATTCCTGCCGTGCTGCCAGTGTTTCAGACTCTAGCTGGTTTAGCCGATCCTGCTGTGCCTCAGCAGCTTGCGCCTGTTTCACCTGTTTTTGCCGCAATCCCAGAATCGTTTGCAGGTTGTTGATCTCAGCCTCACTCGCGCCATTGGCGATCGCCTTCTGTACCGCTACCTCTGCCTCAATTGCCGCAATTTCAGCCGCAATCTTTTGGCGTTCTAGCTCGATCGCCCGCTGCTGCTGAGACAGCGTGAGCTGCTGTTGCTCAATCTGAAACTGTTGCTCCAGTGCTGCCTGTTGTGCACGCACTTGCTTCAGTTTGAGCCGCTCAGCAAGTACGTCGTCACCTGCCAGCTTAGCCCGTTCGATCGCCCCATTCAGGCGCACTTGCTCCACTTCGGCGATCGCCCGCTGCTGCTCCAATTGTGCAGCCAATAGCCCAGACTCAGCACTGTTGGACTTCGAAGCAATATCCAACTCAATCTGCCCAGACTGAAGCACGTTTTTAGCAGCGTTGCCAGCCGCTTCGATCGCCTCAATTGCTGCTTTCTTCTGATCCTCCGCCGCCTTCAGCGCTGCCTGACGCGCCTTTTCCTGTGCCTCAATCTCTTTCTCGATCCGTTGGAGGTTAAGCTGCCCAATCTCCTCATTCAGCGATAGCTCGCGATCGCGGGCTTCCTCGGCGCTCAGCGTCCCCTGTTGCCGGAGCTGTCGCACCTGAGCTAGCTCCTGCTGCTTTTGAGCGACCCGCTGGGCAATGCCGTCTTGCTCGATTTGGGCGATCGCCCGCTCTGCCTGCTCTGCCGTCTTCACGCCGTCAAGCTGAGCTTGGCGTACTGCCAGCACCCGCGATCGCTGGCTTTCGGAGATCCGCGCCTCGCTCTCGCGGTTTGCTGCCTCGATGCGCTCTAGCGCGTCTTTCTCCGCCTGCTCACGTTCTTTCAGGGCGGTTTCGGCGATCGCCAGCCGCGCATCCGCCACAGTTTTATCTGCATCAAGAATCCGTTTGTTTAGCTCCTCAAGCTCCTTCGGATCGGTGGTGACGCTACGCAGCTCTTTCAGCTCAGCCGCGAACCTTTCAGCCTCGTTCAGGCGCTGCTGGTTGAAGGCTTTCTCTTGGTCTAGGAACGCTTGCTGGGCTTGTTTTTCGCTGATTAGCCCCTTTGCCAGATCCTCGGTGATGCTTGTCCTGGCTGTCTGATCCTGGCTCTCAAGCTCTGCCGTCAGGGCCTCGTAGGAGGCGATTGCCTGCTTTACCGCATTGGCCGCTTCCTTGGTTTTTTTGCCTTGCTCTTCAGCAGCAGCGCCCGCAGCATTGTGCGCCGCTACCGCCTCATTCAGCTTTTGGTTCTGGCTTTCCAGCGCACCAATTGAGGTTTGCAGGTTTTGGATCAGCGCTGCCTTGCTCCGGGCCTGTTCGTCGTTGGCGGTGGTGATGCTTTCGGCTGCTTTCAGTTCGTCTTGCAGCCCTTGCAGTCGCTGCTGGTTCGCCTTCAGCAGGTTCCTAGCGTCGGCGATTTCTTGCTCTGTCAGTTTGCGTCCCTCTGTCCGTGCCTGATTGAGCTTTTCGGCTGCTGCCTTGGTTCTGCCAGCGGCGGCGATCGCCTCGTCGCCACTCGTTGCAACTCGCTGGCTAAATTCGTCGATTGATTCGTTTGCCCGCCGCAAATCGTTGGCAAATTGGGCGAATTTGATCGCTGCAATACCAGCAGCAATCGCCGCTAGCAGCGGAGCCACACCAGCCAGCGCCACCAGCAGCCCCTTGGTTGCCACAACTGCGCCACCCGTGGCAACTGCATAAGCCTTCTTGGCAACAGCAGCAGCCAGAATGCCCGCCCGCAACGCCACAAGCTGGAGGTTGGTCGCCGTGATCTGCGTGTTGAACAGCAGTTGAGCCGCCGCCGCGCCCTTGGAGGCGATCGCGCTGGCAATCATGGCCGCAGTCTGAGCTGCCTGCGTGGCTACAAGCTGGATATTCAGCAGCTTGTAGGTGGTGATGATCGCCACGGCTGCGCTAAATGCACCCGTCAGGGCCGTCGCGCCGATGATCAGCTTCTGCACGATGGGCGGCGCACCCAAAAACGTGTTGAGCAGGTTTGTGGCGGCGGTCACGGCCGGCTCCAAGCCGACCGCGATGAATTCACCAAACTTGGTACTGACGGTTTCCAGCGATCCACCAAACAGGTTGAGTGCCCCGCCTAGCCCCTGGTTCAATGCCTTGCCGGAGGCGATCGCCGCGCCCTCAGACTCATAGATTTTCTTTGTCACCAGGTCGATCCGGTCTGGGGTCGTGTTTAGCAGCACCTGGAAAGCGCGCCCGCCCTCCACGCCAAACAACGCCTTCATCAGGATGTCTTTATCTGCCTGGCTGTCTAGCGAATTCAGCTTCTCTTGCATTACAGGCAGAATCTCAAGCACACTCTTCATCGTGCCGTCGGCATTGCGAACCTCGGCACCGATTGCATTGAAGGCAGAAGTAGCCTTTGCGCTGCCTTTTAGAAGCCCAGAGAACTCTGACTCAGCTCCTGCACTCGCCAACTTGAGCCTCTCCAATGCCTGGGCCAGGTTTGTACCTGCTTGGCTGCCCTGAATGCCCGCGTCACCCAACAATCCCAACAAGACAAGCACATCCTCCATCGGCTGATTGCTGGCAGCAGCCTGAGCTGAGACGTACTTCAGCGATTCGCCGAGAGTAACAACCGAGGTGTTCGTGTTATTGGCCGTTGCGACCAGCGCATCAGCAATCTGGTTCGAGGCATCTCTCACGCCCGTACCCGCTGCTTCAAACTCCTTCTGAAACGAGCGGTAGGTCTTGGCGACGATATCGCCTACCACCTCAACCGCTTCCCCAGTCCCCTCAGCAGCCCGCACAATCGCCTCTAGCGAGGCTGCTGATTCTTCAGCCGTGAAGCCAGCGCGGCTGAGGCTGACGCTCATTTTTGCCACCTCAGCCGGAGCTTTGGACGTGACAATGCCCAGGCGCTCTACCTCTTCTCTCAGCGCTTGGAGTTGCGGTGTGCCCGTCGAGCCGCTGATCACGCCCGACTGTCGCACTGCGCTATCAAAGGCAATAAAATCCTGTGTGCCTTTCACGAAGGCAGCGCTGACGGCTGCACTAACCGCCCCTGCACCCGCCGCCACTGCCGTCAGCCCTTCGGTGGTCTGAGCTGCTGATTTGTTCAGCACCTCGAACTGCTGGCTGGTCACGCCCAACTCTTTGCTGAGGACACGAAACTTTTCGGCGTTGGTTGCACCGGCTTTGTCCAGATCGCGCAGCTTGGCGATCGCCTCATTTGCCTTCTGAGCCGTCAGCCCCAATCCCGACGCATATTTCTCTGCGCTCGTAAAACTCGTATTGAGCGATCGCGCCAAGTTCACAACCTGCTGGCTATTGTTCTGCGCCGCTTTCGCTTGGGCGTTGAACTGCTCTTCAACGGCTTTGGCAGCCTTGATCACCTGGTTCATTTGAACGGCGGTCAAGCCAAATTCGTTCTTCAGCGCTTTGAATTTTTCTGCCGTGGTCGCGCTGACGGCATCGAGTTCGCGAACCCTGGCGATCGCCGCCGTTGCCTGATCCCCCGTCAGCCCCAGCGACTTAGCAAACTGCTGCGCCTCGCCATAGGTGCTCTTCAGCGTCCGGGCCAGCCCCGCAATCCCGCCCGCCTCGGTCTTGAGGTTGACCTTAATCTCTTGATCCTTGAGCTGCTGCTTAATCACTTGGGAGGCGCGGGCCGCATCCTTCAGTAGTTGAGCAAGTGAGAGGCTAACGCTAAGTTCTACCGATCCAGCCATACCTGAGCCACGAGTTCTCAGGTAGAGTGCCTACGGCAATTTGGCGGCTTGAAAAGCCCACCCGTTGCGGGGTGGGCATCCCGAACTCAGTCCGGAATTCCGGACTAATCGCTATCGCTGAAAAACTCCTGACTGATCTGCACCGAAAACGTCTCGATGTTGTCGAGCTTCAGGCTGCGGATGACCCGCTCTGCATTGGCAACCTTCAGCTCTGAGAACTGCGATCGCAGCACATCGAGAACAATCGGCATGGCTTCCAGCGTGGTTTTCGTGATGTCCCACTGCTTCAGGATCACGTTGCCGCTGAAGGTCTGCCGATAGCCGCCGAAGGCTCCAGCAATCGGCACCCGGACGCTCGGCTCAATCACCATCTCCAGCCCCTCTATACGGGGGCTTTCTGGCAAGGGATCGGAGCCGTCGTCGATCTGCACCGCCGGTGTGCTCAGCCCGTTGCCAAAGGTGTAGGTGCCGAGATGATCAGCCAGGGCGATCGCCAGCGCGTCTCGGATTGCGGGGTAGTTAATCACAGTTTTGCCGTCAGGAGGGTTTCAAAGGCTTTTTGAGGCTCGGCTCGACGAACTGCTTCCTCCATCCACGGGCGGCCAGGCTGCCTTCCCCCACTGCGGAGTGTGTAGCCCTCATGCACGTAGATCGAATAGTCCACGGTGTTTCTGAGGATTGCCGTGTTGCCCCTAATTTCAGGCGGCTGCTGGCTGGCCCGCAGCACGCCCGTGTCTACAATATCGCCGTCGAAGCCATCAAATGCGCCCGGTTCGCTGATCACCTCGATCGCCCTGCGATGAATCAGCAGCGCGGTCTGCGCCATTGCCGATTGCGCTGCTGTGGTGATTCGGGTCAGGTCGATTTTTACCTGGGTCATCAGCCAATTCTCAAAAACTGCTTGCGATTGCGCCCGCGCCGGAAAGAGACGTGAATCCAGCCGCTTCCGGTGCGAGGGTTGTAGAACTCCTGGATCAGCTGATCAAATTCCAGGTTTTTGCGGATCCACTCGCAGACCTCTGGGATCGAACGCCCTGGAACCGTGAAATCCACAGCTTCGCCGATGCAATGCTGGCTGTTGCGGCTGCCACCCACGGCGGCGTTCAGCGCGGGCGAGCGATAGCCGGAGTTGGGCGTGATGGGTACGCCATAGTGTTCGCGAACCTTATCCAGCACGTTTTCGCAGAGCGCCTTCAGGTTGGCGATTGCTGCCGCATCGGGCACGTTGCTGATGCCGCGTCGGGTTGCTGTCTGGCTAGCGGTCATCTCGGCCAGCGTGAAATATTTGGAAAGCTTCATTTTTTCTAGGTGAAAGAATTAGGTAGGAACCAGCCTTTGATCTCGTCTACCAAGTCGATGCCCAGCGCTTGCAGGTAGGGGTTTCGCCCTGTGAAATCCATCACAAACGAGCCGCTTAGCCCGTTGTAGGTGGCTGAGCAGGGCGAAATCGGGGTGACACTGGCAGGCAGCGGGCGCGGCTCGACCAGGTAGCCCTTGAGGTAGATGGCACGCGAATCAACGCCAGGGCGACGAATCTCGTCTGACTGCTTTCTGCCGTCCTTTGCTTGCTCCACTACTGCCGTCACCGCCACCGTCGCGGTGCTGGGCCGCCAGTTGCCTCGCGCATCTTGCTCCAGCGCGTCGCCAGCGACAGTGAAGCTGGCGGTGAAATTGACGTAGGCGGCGAAGGGCGATTTAGCCACGGATCAACCTCACTCGCCCGCCCCCCTGCGCCAAACGGCTGAGGTTGAGACTGCTAGCAATCAACCCCCTCAGCCGTTTCATTTCTGACTTGTAGCCCTGATTGCGAGTGCCGGGTTGCCACTCCAGCACGGCGGCTTTGATCAGCCCCGCGCTTTCGGCTCCCTCGTTTAGAGCGGTTTCAGCCGCTTCGTATTGCGTGAGATAGCCCTCGATGCGAGCGATCGCCCCTTCGCCGCCATAGGCCTCGGCATGGTCAAGCGCATCCTGCACCGCTTCAACGTAGAAGCGGGTGAGCGGGAGCGAGAGCGCTCCCATGACTCGATCAAGCGTGGTGGCAGCGAAGGGCATAGATCACCTGTTATTCGGCGGCTTTGGTGCGAGGCTTGCGAGCGCGGCGCGGTGCAGGGTCTGCAACCTTTTCGGGTTCATTCGCTGGTGCTGGAGAACTGGTCAACAGAGGCTGTACCAGGATGGCGATCGCCTCGTCATAGGTCAGCTCTTCAGCGGGCACGTTCGCTCGCTCAGCCGCCTCGCGGCGGGCTTTGTTGAATGCAGTTAGTCCCAAGCGAGGTGCCTCCTAGCCATTTGTCCTGAGCGCAACTATTGGGACATTCTTGATCTCATAAACACGGCTCCAGCTCGCGCCGGTTTCCAGCTCGGCATTAGTGGGAGAGACACCAGCGGGCGTGCCGGTGAACTTCACGCCCTTGGGGTGCAGGATGAAGTGGCGACGATTCACCAGGTAGGACTCGCCAGCCAGGATGTCGCGATCCATTTCCACTGGCTCATCAGGATTGCCCTCGCCGAAGGCGATCGCCCCCTGTCCGAACAGGTAGGTGGTGTAGACAAAACCACTGGTTGCGCCTGCCACCTTGGGCAGTGAGTCATCGACGATGACTCGGCGGCCCAGGTAGCGCTGAATCGGCTGTCCCTGCTCAGATGGCTGCTCGAATTCGATCACATCTTGCTTCAGCAGGTTGTGATAGATCGCGCTGTGCATGGCGATCGCCGTCAGGTCTGCCGAGGCATCGCCCAGCCTGTCGAAGGCGCTGATCACGTTGTCAGAGCTGACTTTGTTTGCAGCCGTTGCGGCGTTGCCATCGGCGATCGAAACATCCAGAACGTGAGTGCTGGCAAGCGTGGTGGTGAAAATCCCCTTCAGGCTGGACAGCAGTGTCTTCTGAAAATCGCGTGCCCACCAAGTGGCAACCAAGTCAGCGATCGCCGCCATCGGGTCAGCCCCAGAGAGAGCCTTTGCCAGATCATTCGCGCCCCAGGCCTTGCCTCGGTAGTGGATGTGAGCAACGTCTTTGGTGGCTGTAATCTTCCCAATCGTCAAGCTGGCTGCGTCGCTAAGCACCTCAGAATTGCCCGTTAGATCTTGGAAGAAAGGCATCTGCACCGTGCTGCCACCGCCCGCCGCGAGGCGATCGTACTGTTCGTTCTGGTCGAGGATGCCAGCCGACCAGAGAGCGGATAGCTCTTTGGTGCGGATAGTCATGTAAGGCACCCAAATTTCCGGAATTAGAATGTCAGCTAATTTTGTTGCAGGCATTGTTCTTGCTGATTGGAGAGTAGTTTTTTGTCGCCCCAACCGGCATTGCCTGTGGGCGGGCGCATTGCGCGATCGCCATCAGCGTTCCTACAAACAAAAAACCGCCTCTTTCGAGAGGCGGCCATGCGGACTCAACAACTCGCTCTTACTGAACCCCAGCGGCTGTCTTCAGCGCCTTGGCGAGCTGAGGATTCTCGCGCAGAATCTTGCCCTGCTGCGTCAGGTTGAACGTCTCTTTCTTCCAGGGGTTCACTGTGCCTGCGCTCACCGTGCCCGTGCTGGGGCTGGAGCCGGAGCCGGTCACGCCCGTGGCTCGGAATTGGTTCTGATAGTCCGGGTCGGAGCGCAGCTCTTTCAGGTAGTCAGCGAGCGGCAGCTCTTTGTACTCGTCTCCCACCACCGGCTTGCCCTGTTCGTCCAGGCGCACGCGATCGCCCACCAAGCGAAAAAGTTGATCAGCGTTGAACACGCCGTGATCGGGCTTGGAGAATTCGGCGATCGCCGCTGCACGGATTCGCTCTGCCAGCACCTGTTGCCTCTCCCGCTCCCGCTCTTCAGCCTCCGCTTTTCGCTCTGCCTCAATGGCGGCGATTCGATCTTCCAGTCGCTTTTTGTCCGCTTGGTAGGCAGACTCGTATTTGGCCTTGATCTCGCTGGCTTGGGATTCTTTGATTCGGATCAGCTCTTCCACGTCCAAATCAGCGTAGGCTTCGAATTTCTGAAATTTTTTCAGCTTGCCCAGCAGCTCGTCGCGCTTGCGGAGCAGGGCAGTTTTCTCGTCTTTCAATCCACCGATTTCAGTCTCAAGTTCGGCGATTTTCGCCAAGGCTTGCTCTAAATCCATAAACCCATTGGGCGGCGCATTGCGCTCTATACATCGCTTGTAGGATTCCTACCTGCCTGTCAACCCCCCAATACCGCCAGAAAGAACTGTGTAACGGAATCGCAACAATTTTGCTTTTGGATTTCTTATGGGATAGCGGCGATCGCCCAAACGGTTTAATCGTTTCGTCGTTTGAGGCACTTGCCATAGAAAGTTGCAGGGCAAAAACGCAAAAAAGCCCTGCTGAAAATAATCGTTTTTCAATCAAGCTGCGATGAAGTTTTTGAAGATTCCGTGAAGCGGTTTTTGGAAGCCCCAAAAACGAGGGGTCAACTCGGATTTTTGGCGATCGCATCCCTACGCTAGGGATGTCCTACCGAACCTTGGAAAAACCAAAATGACTACCGCAGTTCTGAACGATCTGATCCTGACTGCTATCGACCGCGCCGCGCTGCTGGGCATCGAGGCAATCGCCCTCCTGACGCTGGCCAGCTTCCCCCTGCTGCTGATTGCCTACTACCCGCGCTGGAAACGGCAGCAGCAGCCCCAGCCGGAGCCGACAGCAGCCCCGGAAATGACGACCGAACCCCAGCCTCCAACCCCTGACCTCCAACCCCTGACCCCCATCGAGGTGATGCCCGCTCCGACCGCACGACGACGACGGCACGAGGCGCTCATCCAGCAGGCGAAGGAGCTGCACGAGAGGGCGATCGCCAGCGATGCCGCGCTGCTGGCAGTGGCGACCCTAGCGACGCAGCCGCGCCCGCCGCGACGACGGCGAAGCGGCTAGGATCTCCCTGCCGCTGGCTGCACCGAGAGGCAGCCAGCGGCAGGGAGCGGCGCTTCAGCCCGCCTTCCGGCGCTGTTCGTAGAGCTGAGTTAGCCGCGAATCGTAGCGCTTCACCGCTGGATGCCGCGCCTCCAGCTCATTTTTCAGTGCCCGCCCATACACCAGCACCGTATCCGGCTGGAGGCGATCGCACATCGTTTGAAATCCCGCCAAAAAATAGCCCTTCTCCTCAGGCGCTGATACGTGTCCAGTGGATACAGCAAGCGTCCCGCCTGTTGGCAGTCCGTCAAAGCACCATGAGAAGGACTCAGGCAGCCCCCACACCACCGAGGGAATCACCTGCACGCCCTGGCGATGCCAGATAGCCCCTAGCAGCCTGGAGCGGTAGACGTTCCAGATCTGGCTTGCCAGCGGGAAATCGGTAAACACGCTGAAATCTGGTGTCAGCGCCGCACCCGCCTTCTGCACGACAGCGGGCACATGCGGAAATCGATTTGCCCTCAGCCACACATTCTCAAATTCACAATCCTCACAGAAGAAGTGGATCGCCCCCTCGCCCGGCTTCCACTTGTTCCGCTCGTCAAACGGGAAAAGCTTCTCAGGCACCAGATCGCAGCGCTCAAGCACAGGCAGGTCGTATTGACCCGAAAAACTGATCCCCCACCGGAAACAAAAAGTATTCAGGTTGTAATAGTTGCGGGCGACACGAGTCGTCCACCCACTCCCAGTCCGTCGTCGTGTCACGCGGAAAAGCCCCAATCAATTCCACCCCGATAGTTCCCAAGCCAATGGCTTGCCTGTTGTCAGGGGCGATCGCCTGCTCCGATTGCCTTAGCTCGCTTCCGCTTCCAATTCTTTCTCTGCGCGCTTTTCCTTACCTTGGGCGATCGCCCCTGCAACAACTGCCCCACACATGTCACCACATTCGTCCACAATATGCGCCGGGTATTTTGCCAGAATGGCATCAATTTCAAGATCGCTAAGATCGCTCCGCATCAACTCTTTTACTAGTTGATCAAGGAGTGTCTCATCCTCATTAGTCCACTCGTCTAAGTTTTCATCAGCCATAGAACAAAACTATCCTCAGTCTTCTCTACTGTTTTGCCTGCGCCGTATCCGCTCCAGTCTGCGATCCCTTTGAGCGGCGGCAATATTACGATTCACAGACTCTTGGGTTATACCTAAAGTCCTTTCCATTCGCAATACAACATCGTTAGCAGGCTCTATCCTTCCACGCCGAACAACGGCATATTGCTCGCGTCCCGGTTCGCCATTAACGGGACGACTAAAGCCGGCACGCTCATAAGCAGCCGCTCGCTTAGCTCCGCTTCCGTCAAACGTCCAGGCATTTGTTTTGTATAAGAAACCGTCCTCTCTCGTTCTCGCATCCGCTTCAATGATGCGGAATAGGTTTAGGGAGGCCCGTAGAGAGGCTCGTGTAGAAAGGTTGCCCTCGATATCGAGGCTTCCATTCACACTAAAAGTCACTTCCCCAGGAGAGGTGAGTTTATTGATGCTGAGAATAACTGTATTACCCTCAAGCTCAAAGCTGTATTCCCTAGCTATGGAATCTTCTGAGATCTGAACACCCTCAGGCAGGCGCGACTGACTCGCTGCACCTCCGCTGCTGCCAGCGCCAGCGCCAGTGCCAGAACTTGAACCACCTTTATAAAACCGACGAAAGCATCGGGGAGATCTAGAGGTACGCATCAGAACAAACAAAAGGAGTCACCCCTTTTGTTCCCATGTCGATTCTCAGCTCTTTGCCCCATCAGGAATTCCTGAGACGTAGATCTGAACCATCTCAGCCCCCTCGATTAGCTGCGGGCGGTACTCTGCCATCTCTGGCTTGTTCATGGCGGCGTGCAGGTCGATTGGGGTCGTGGTGTTTCCTATCAGATGCCCAAAAGCCCCGTACTGGCTGCTGAGAGTTCGCAGCAGCGTTTCTGTGTAATCCGCTAGCTCAGGGTAAGGGTTGCTGTGCTGGATTGGCGCTGCAAGGTTTGGATCATCTGAATCAACCCAGATCTCAATGTTGCGTTTCAGCCGAAATTTAATCACCGCAAGGCTCCGATGGTGAGGAAGAAATGTTCGCGATCGCCCTTATACAGCTTCAGCATATCGCTCGGATTCACGAAGTGCTGCAAGCCCATGCTCAGCACCTCGGTCGCGCCATCGCTGTAGATCCTGCCCACGTAGGGATCGACGAATTTGCCTGGCCAGGCAAATTCGTCATCATCCCAGATACTCTGACCTGTGATGGCATTCAGGTGCTGAAAGCCTCCAGTGGCTCTAGCTCGAACCCAAGATTCCAGAGCGGCTCTGATTTCTTCGGATTCGTATTCAACGAAGTGCCCCATTTCGTGCCAGAAAATCCTCTCTCGCTCCCATGAGAGATTTCTGCCAATATTCAGCGCACCCTCTGGCTCGGCGTGAGCGCGGGCATTGGTCAGTTTGATTTTCTTGAGGCGATCGCTGCCCTTGCCGCCTGTGATTTCGTAGACGTCGGCTAGTTGCGTGCGGAGTTTTGCCTCGCCGGCATAGTTCGCAGCCGATTTCAGCACCTTTGCCCTGCCTGCTAGCGCCTCAGCCTCAGCGCGAGAAAGGATTTTGAGCTTGGCGCGGATCTGCGCCATCGTCAATTCAGCGGCAGACTCAGCACCTGCTACCGCCTCTTTGAGCTGTTTGTCTAGCTCTGTTAAGCGCTTTCCTATGTCGCTTCTAAAGGCAGCGCTGGGATCTTTATCGAAGAGCTTATCAAACTCCGGTTCCAGCCTTGCTATCTCAGCCTTCAGGCTGGCAACTCGCGCACCTCCGGCGATCGCCTCCTCTAGCTGCTGGATCAGGTCAGTGCCAACTGCCGCCCGCCCTCGCTCAATCAGCGCCGTATGGATGCCGGGACGGGCCACTTGGCTGCCCTCTGGCAGGTAGGTGCCGTCTCCCAGCAGTCTCGCCTGCCTCCGGTTAATCGTGGGCTGCCAAATTGCCTCAGGCGGTTTCTCCAGCCTGTTCGCCTTCTCGAATGGAGCCAGCCCAAAATTCAGCTTCTCACCACGATTCAGCACCTCAGCCTGCACCGCTTCGGCATGATCGACAATCCACTGCTCGTCAATCAAGCCCGCCTGCACCCACTCTGGCTTGTAGGGCATGTTGTAGCAGCGATCGCGTGGATGCAGCACACTAGGCGCTTCCTCCAGACGGTAGACCCGCCCTGCACGAGCGGCGCACGTAGGACACACTCGTGCGTCCTGGGTCGCAATTCGCTGAACATAGAAAATCCCATTGCGCTGATAGGTGGCACGGGCGGCGCTGTCGAGGGCGCTCACGCTTTCTGTGCGGGCGATCGCCTCAGCTTTGCCCTTGGTTGTGCCCAGCTCCCGCCGCAGTTCGGTGGCCACCTTGCGCCCGCCCCAGCCCTGCACGAGGCCCATCTCCACCACGCCGCTGGCCCGGCTGGCAAATTCTTCGGTGTGCCTGCTCAGCCGCCGCAGCCCATCTTGCGCCTGAAATCGCACGGCTTCTAGAGGCACCGCTGCAAACGACTGCACCTTCTCATTGGCGATCGCCCTCACTAGGTCGGCAGCCATACTCCGTCCGTACTGATCAGAGGTACGCAGCAGCCCCTCAAAGCTTGCCTGGATCTGCTCTGCCTGCCTGGGATTGATCAGTTTCAGCAGGCTGCTCACCTCGTCCATCACCAGCAGCTTGCGCTGGTTGGGCAGAAAGTCGAGGTTGCTGGAGTGAACCTCATAGGAGTCGAGCAGCCGCCTCTCTAGCCGCAGATAGGAGCTTTCTAGAGCCGCATTGACGCGAGAGACAGTCGCCGCCTCAGCCCCGCTCAGAGCGGTGTCATATCGAGCGACGATGGCAGCTAGGCGATCGCCAGGCGTGGGCACAGTTTAGCCCTCCGCTTCGTCCGGAGTTCCGGACTCAGGATTTTCAATGGCGGCTTCCAGCCCTTCCTGAGTCACGGCGGCTGCTTCCCGCCGAAATTCCGCCTCTAGCCGCTTCAGCTCTTCCTCGATCGAAAACTCATCATCGAAAACTTCGCCGCGTTTCAGCAGCTCCAGCAGCGTTTCCAGGCTGATTTGGCTCTTGCTGTGCAGATTGCTGTAAGCGGCGATCGCCTGTGGATCGAGTTGAGCCACATCGTAATCACGATTCACCTGGCACGTACCTGGAGCCTCTCCCAGGTACGCCGCGTGAAACTCCAGGCATAGGTCTAAGGCATCTTGCAGCCCCTGCGCGACGACGGCCATGATGCTGTCGCCTTGCGTGCGATCGAGCTTCTTGGCCTCAGCGCTCTCGGCCACGTTTTTTGGGCTTACCAGAGTGGAAAGCCCCAGTATCGCCATCTGCTGCTCAATTTTGTCAATGCGGCGCTCTAGCGCATCGAAAGAGGTTGGCGGCGGCGCAACCCACTCAGCACGCCCAGCCGCATTCTCGAAAATTAGCGCCTCATCCACGCCCGCCACCACGTCGCCATTTTCGGGGTCATAACCGAAGAGGCAAAATTTTGGATTGGCAGCAATGTGCAGCGCATGATCCAGGTCAGCGCTGAGCTGGAAGTGTTTGATATTCAGGTAGGCAACCTCCAGCATGGGCGGCTGCACGATCAGCGATTTTTTCTTGTTCGTGTAGACGAAAGCAAATGGGATCAGAGGCAGCGACAGCGGGCCTTGATCAACCTGCTCCCAGTTGCCATCGCTCTGCTCGAACAGCCGCCACTGCACGCCGTTCTCTGTCAGGTCGTAAACCTTGACCTGCTCAACCTCCCGCTCGCCAAACTCGCCATCGGGCTGAATGTCGTGCAGCAGCAGCCGGAGCTGGGTTAAGACGCGCCGGTTGCCGATGATGCTGTAGCGAAAACCAATGATTTCGGGTGCGGTGTAGTGAATCCAATAGGGACGCGGGGCGATCGCCCGCTCATCCGCCAAGGTCTGTGCCCCCTCAACGCGGGTGTAATCGACAAACAGCCCGGTATAGCCATAGTCGATTGCTGCCTCAAACACCTCACGAGCGAAGCTGTTGAGGTCATCGCCCAGCAGGTTCACGTTGTCTAGGTCAGCCTTCACCCGTTCTGATACGTCGAGGGCGATCGGCTTACGCAGCACCATACCCACCAGCCCGCGCACCAAGCGCGTATACCAAGGGGCCAATGTCGTTTTCTTCAGCCGGCGATCGTAGGCTTCAGGCTTTTCAAAAGGCTCCAGGGGCAAATACGCCTCGCCATTGGCGCGGATTGCTTGCGTGCCAGCTTTCACCGAGTCAATCACTGCCCAATAGCCTTGCATCTGCTGATACACCATGCAGGGAGCGGCGACGGGGGAACTCTGTTCGGTTTTGGGTGCGACGCTGGCCGGCTCCCTCAGTGGAGTTCGTTTGGCCCGCTCAGAGATGTAGGAATACGCCACGGCAACTCTTCAACTCTGGCGTAGCGTTCCCTACTAGTAGAGGGGCAACCCAGAGCGCTTTACGTGGTGGCGAACGGGCTGTCTGAAACCAAGTGCGATCGCATCGCCTAAGTTGGGCGATCGATGCAGCCGCTTGCGAGTTTTTGCCTTGTCTTCGATGCGGGTCTTGCCAACGCTGGTTTGCTCCCAGTAAATTCCAGCAAGATCCTCCATCGCCATTTCCTCGTACTCCCCCAGTGGGGCGATCGCCACCTCGTTGTTGCGGAATGCCTCCCGCAGTGTCCAGTAGTCCTCAGCCTTCGAGTTGAGGAACTGGGCTGGGTCGCGAGGTGCTTCACCCCAATGGACACCGTGCGACTTGTAGCCCTCCGCTTTCAGCAGCCCCTGTGCCCCAGCGCCGCAGCCACCGCGATCGACGTGGATTGATCCAGGAAAATCCTTCAGTGCGGCGATCGCTAGCCCAGCAGCGCGGGGCACATCTTCCTGATCGCCTTTGGTGGGGATGGCGATCGCGCTGTAGAGCACCGGGCCCTGCCAGCGAGCCAAGGCGTGATCGTCGCTGCCGTCGGCAACGTCCAAGCCGTAGCGGCTCTGATGAATCTCCGCCTGCTTATCCCAAAACTCAGGATCTTCGTCGTAGCGGCGGCGCGCGGCCAGCCACCAGGAACGAGGCACGATGCTTTGGGTGCTGTCTTCAGGGAAGAAGCCCTCAACGCGCGACTGCCAGTAGGCTGAGCCTTCGCCGTACTTGGCGCGGGCTTCCTCAATCCAAGAAATTGAGATAGCACCGGGGATGCGATCGCGAGGGCACCAATCGGGCCACTCGCTCTGAGGCCGCACCTTGCCCTGCTGGTCAAGGATTGCCTCGGCCACCTCTGGCTTCAGCCGATGCATCCCCTGCTGATACGCCCAAGCAACGTTTGGGTGAGACCAGGCCGGGATACGAATGTGCTGGCGTCTACAGGCTTTCTCGAATGGCCCACCCGTGCTGATTGGGTTGCCGATTCTCAGGAAGCGGTTTTCTGCGCCGGTTGCACAGGAGCTGGCACCCTCATCGATGTCGGCACTGATCCCGCACGCCTCATCCTCAATCACCAGCAGGCGCGGGTGGTGCACGCCCTGGAAGGCATTCGAGTTGTTGTCTGAGGCCGTAAAGCCAAAGGCGCGAGCTTCCTCAGTCAGTCGCAGAAAAGTTTGCCCGCGATCGCCCGGTAGATTCAGCCGCCCGTGAGCCTTGCGGATTTCGCCCCACAGCAGCTCAATCACTTGGCGCTTGGTGGGTGCTGTGGTGATGCACAAACCACGAACCGCCAGCACCCACCACAGCACTAGGCAGGCTGCCAGGAAGGTCTTGCCGCAGCCGTGAGAGGCCTGCACGTTCGTCTCTCGGTTGTCGCGCACAGACAGCGCGATCGCCTGCTGCTCAGCCGTCAGCTTGACACTCAGCACCTGCTGAATGAATCCAACCGGATCGCGAGCATAGGCGGCATACTCGGCGATCGCCGCTTGCCCGATTTCCAGGGCGCTTTCCAGTTCCTCAATCAATTCTTGCTTTAGGCTCTGAGCTGCCACTTCTCCCGCAGCTCCTTCGCGAATTCGCTAGGGCTGATGCCCAAGGCAAGCACCTGCTCAGCCAGTTCGTGAGCGCTGGGTGGGCAAATTTTGCGGCGATACTCCAGCAGCCTCACCAGCCCGCCTGCCAGCCCGCCCATCGAGCGAACATCCTCTGCACTCGCCAGGGCAGCGCTGAGATCGGCGATCGCGCTCTCCACCACCTCCAGCTCATCCAGATCGGCACTGCGTCTGACACGGCGGCTGGGTCGCTCGCGAGGCGTGGCAGCCTTGGGGCGATTGCCCATCTGCACCACCTTGGATTGTCTCAGCGCCCCCCAGCCATCAGCCGAGGCCCACCGCTCGACGGTGCGAGTGCTCACGCCAAAATGCTCGGCGATCGCCGCGTGCGTCCAGCCCTTCTCTAAATAAATTCGTTTCGCTTCTGCCCGTTTGGGGTCAACCCGATCCGCCATCCGACAACCGCCACCCGACGATCGCAGAGTTCCCGTCTGTCAAGGCTTTGGGGCCTATGTCGGCAACCCGACAAACCGACAGAGGGAAGGCTAAGGCAAGGAAAAGGAGGCAGTTGTGGAGCTAACCGAAGGCGATCAAAGAATTTTGGATATGAAGGCGCAGATTCGCCTGAAGGTCGCAGAGCCGCTGCTGATGATGTGCAGCACGGCGATCGACTGTGAGCGAACGCTGCATGTGATTTGCATGAACCCGTCTATTGCTGAAAAGTTGATGGGCAGCGACGGGCTGCTAAAACAGATTTGGATCATCACCGGCTGCCTCAAATTGCAGATCTGGCTATTCAACGAGTGCTTTTGGGAAGCCGAGTATGTGCCTGAAAAGCAGACTGAAGGGGCTGGAGTAGAATTGGCTTCAGATGAATTCTAGGAATCCTTATGCCTGCAACTGCCGATCTTGCCACTGCGATTCAGGGGGCGATCGCCCCCGCGCTAGACAACCTGATCGACCTTGAGCTAGAGCGCTATCTATCTGGCGACGAGCTGGCGGCCTATGTGCAAAACCGCATTCAGGTGCGGCTGAATGGGTGGCTCCAACAGCCAGCACCTAAAGCAGAGACAGCCAAACCACCCGTCAAGACAGCACCCAAGACAGCAGCTAAACCGGCTGCAAAATCTACGGCAAAGCCCACAGCAGCAAAGACAGCAGCAAAATCCACCCCGGCGGCGACAGCGGCGACCAAGCGCAAGCCAGCGACCCGCCGCAAATCCGCCTGATCGAACCACCCACCACAGCAAAAAAGCCTGCCGTAGCAATACGGCAGGCTTTCCTTTGAGAGAAGGCAGCAGGTTCCAGGTTAACCGCTAACCATATCCTTGAAACTCTTCCCTGCCGAGAAGGTCGGCACACGGGTCGCAGGGATTTTTATTGCTTCGCCTGTTTTGGGATTGCGCCCCTCTCGCTCTTTACGGTTGCGTGGCTCAAACACCCCAAACCCGACTAGAGTGACTCTCTCGCCAGCCGCGACGGCATCCATGATTTTGGCGATCGCCGCGCTAAGGACGGCATCCACATCTTTCTTGGTGAAGTTGGTGGCTTCAGAAATTTGATCGACTAATTCACCTTTGTTCATAAAAACGCCTGAAATGATTGATTCGCAATCATTCTAGGCTAGTGACAATAATTTGGCATTATTTTTGAGAACGCAGCGAATTAAGCTGCGACTGGATTTGAGCGATCGCCCGATTTTGCGATTCTACGGAGCGCTGGAGCGTGTCGCTAAACCCCAAGATCGCCTGCTTTAGTTCGATAAAATCCTTGTGCTGACTCTGCTGCACCTCCAGCAGTCGCTCTAGAACGCGCTGCTGGTTATCAATCAGGGAAGCGACCAGCTTATCCTCGCTGGCTTCCTTTTCGCGAAACCAGCCGAAACCTTCTTTGATCAGGAGGTAGGCCACCGCTCCGACCAGTCCCCATTCGGTGTAGTTTGGCACGCTGGGAAGTTCCGGCGATACTTCTGAGATTTGAGCTAACTGCTGAGTTTGGGCGTTCATTGCAGAGTGTTGCGCTACGTCCTGAACGTTCCCTATGCCAGTAGCCCTTATGCCAGCAGCTCTTCTGCCTCACGCAGCAGTTGATCGGTTAGGAGTCCCGCGCGGGCAGCCGCGCAGATTCGCCGTAGAACATCCTCCAGCAGCAGCCCGCGATCGCGCTCGATTTCCAACTCTGTGGCGATCGCCTCTAGATGATTGGGTTTGTGTTTTCTTGCCTTGGCTGGCTTGCTCTCTGCCTCCTCTGGCATTAGTTCGCTCAGCAGCAGCGTGGCCTCTCCGGTGGAAGTGACGACACTCACCAGCCCCTCAGATTTGCCAACCGATTTCACCACCACCGGCTGCCCTTGGTAGGGGCCATTCTGCACCAGCACCTCTCGCTCTGGCTTCAGCAGCAGCAAGTCGCTGCCGCTTTTCAGCGCCTTGGCGCGGGCGTGAGTGATGCGCTCGCCAGCTTCAGCCAGGGCGATCGCCTTTTGCCTGATCTCTGGCGAGGTCGAAGGAGCCGCCAGGACGTACAGCGCACTCACCTCAAACCTGTCCAAATTTTGGACATGGGCAAACCGCTCGGCCACCTTCTCAAACTGATTGGCGCTGGATTTTCCCCAGGGGAATTCCGTCTCAATCCACCGCCGATAAAGCTTTTCTTCTACCAGATCTTTTTTGAGTGCCAGCAACTCCAGGCCGATTTCCACCGCCGCGTGGACGCTCTGCCGATAGAGCTGGCGCATCCGGTTAAGGCGACCCTGCACCCGTTCGGCGATCGCCCCATCCAGCACCGAATAATCAAATCCACCAATCACCTCAACAGCAAGCATTTATCCCAGCCTCCCAATCCCAAGATGCCCCGCTTGCAGCCGCCGCAAACCTTCAGCCAGCCAGCGCTGCACCTGGGCGACCTCAACGTGGCTCTGTTCGGCGATCGCCTCTTCGCTCAGCCCTTTGAAATAGTGCTCGACAATGGCGGCGCGATAGGGATTGGGCAGCTTGGCCACAGCCGCTCGCACCTCACCATGCAGCGCCTTCGCCTCGTCATGCTCCGCTGCCACATGCACGACCTCATCCAGGTCGATCACCGGCTTGCGAGCTGTGACCTCAGCAACTTGCTGCCACTTCGCCCCGGAAATGCCGACCGAGCGAGCCACCTGCTGCTCATCCACATCCAGTCTGCCAGCGGCGATCGCCCTGCGCTTCAGCCGTTTCACATGGCTGGCCGTTTCGATTGCCCGACGCGGCACCTTGCCCAGATCCCAGGCATGATCGCGCAGGAAGTGCTGGATTTCGCCCCGGATGTAGGGCACTGCAAACGAGCTGAAGGCGCTACCCTCAGCCGGGTCATAGCGCTCGATTGCCTTCAGCAGTCCAATCCGCCCGTATTGCACCAAGTCCTCATACGGCACGTCGCAGCAGTTCGCCTGGCGATGCGCCTCTTTGCAGGCCAGCCCGTCATTCAGAATTGCCAACCGGTTTCGCAAAGCGATGGTTTGCTTTTTTCGATATTCCTCAAACTCACGCGCATTGGCGACCCTTACCGCCTTTGCGCGATATTCCCCCCAAACCTTCTCTATGCCCACATTTTCGACCAGTCAGCTCTCCTGATCCCATGCTGGCGAAGGTTGACAGGTTCGGTGTTCGGAGAAGTACGGATCTTTGATGAGGTTCATCAAAGCTTTAATGATCGCACGCATGGCTCATCTGAATCTGATCCGCCAGTTCGCTGAGGGCGATCGCCCAGCATAGCGAGATTTCTAGGCAGCCAGTCCCGACGTGTTTTTTCACAAAGTCCCTAACCTGGATTTTGATAATCCCAACTGAATGACGATCTGCCTGATTTAGTTTGATCGGTGGAGCAGGGCGGTTTTCCATCTCAGCCGCCAGCTCCCTAAAGGCGGCTATCCAAAGCAGTGCGATCGAGGGGCATGGAAAACAGCCCACACACTCGGAGACGAAAGCAGACAACTTGGACTTGATAGCCAAAATCATCTGCCTATCTGGGTCAAGCCTTAGCTCCAAATCCCAATCAAGTCCATCCTCCACCGCAAATTCCTCTAAACACTGCATCTTGAAATCCCTCCTCCCCTGATCCTAGTTTTTTGCCCTTGCCATACTGCGCTGCACAAAAGTGCAGTTTTGTGTGGGGAACCCAGAAAAGGGTAAGGGCTGAGAGATGAAGGATGAGCGGCGAATTATCGCGGGTGGACACTGATGATCGCCTGATTGATCTGTGGCTCCATGATCGGCCCGCTGGGACTCAGGCAAACTATCGCCGCACCGTCGCGGAGTTTCGCCAGTTCGTGAGCAAGCCGCTGGCTGAGGTGCGGCTGGAGGACTTGCAAGCCTACAGCACTGCCTTGGCAGAACGGCAACTGGCAGACGCGACCAAGCGCAACAAAATTAACGCGCTGAAATCACTGTTTAGTTTTGCAGCCAAGCTGCAATATGTTCGCTTCAACGTGGCCGCTGCGCTGCGAGCGAAGCGCATGAAAAACAGCCTGGCCGGGCGAATCCTACGCAAGGATCAGGTGCGTAAGCTGGTGACAGCGCACCCCCTCATCCACTTCATGTACGCCACGGGAGTGCGGGTGAGTGAGGCGTGCGGGCTGATCTGGGCAGATTTTCACGAGCGCGACAGCGGCGCGGTGCAGGTGCGAATTCTGGGCAAGGGGGGCAAGGAACGGGTGGTGCTTGTGCCCGCCGGAGTTTGGGTAGAGTTGCAAGAGCTGAGGGGCGATCGCCCTGGCACTGCTCCAGTTTTCTGGCAGGGCGATCGCCCCCTGAATCGCTATGACGTTCACCGGCTGATCAAAGCCGCCGTAATCGCCGCTGGGCTAGACCCCAAAATTTCGGCCCACTGGCTCCGACACGCTCACGCGCAGCACTCACTGGCGGGCGGCGCTCCGCTGCACCTAGTCCGAGACAGTTTGGGGCACTCTTCAATCGCTGTTACGAATGTTTATCTGGAAAGTAACCCAGAGGACAGCAGTAGCCGCTATCTCGACCTTTAGCAATCCCCCCCACTATGCTTAGCCGTTTACCTTTGGCACTACTGTTTGCTGTGGCGATCGCTCTCACCCCGATTGCTGTCGGGCGCGCCAAGAATCCGCCCTGCGACTGTCAGCGGTACTCGGAGTGCTGCAATTCCTGCCCTATCTGATTCAGTAGGAACACTCTCTTCAGAATTCTGAGAGAGCTTATGCCTAGACAAGTCCTTAGTGGATCGGGAACCCAGGTGCTTTTCGGCATACTTCACCCTGATCTCGTAAATCAAGAGCCGACTCCACCACCTCCCGATGTTCTAGTGACTCTAGGCTCGGCGGCTTCTGCCGGAGCGGCAACCTTGACCGTGACCGCGCTCGCCAATCCGCTGCCTGCTGGGTCGGCACTGCTGTTTTATCCGCCCGCTGGCGTGACAGCGGTGACGCTCAGCTCGGCGGCTGCAAAGGGTGCAACCACCCTAACCGTGACCGCGCTCACTTCGGCGATCGCCGCTGGAGCCAAGATCAAGTTCGCGGGCTACGAATTTGATGTCGAAGTCGCGGCGGCGGCGGCTTCCAGTGCAACCTCGATTACCGTCAGGCCGCTTAAGCAGGCAATCGCCAATAGCTCTGTTGGGCACGTTTTTTCTGGTGCTTTTCAGGTCGCCTACACCTCTGCCGATGCCGCAGCCGGTGCGACGACAGTGAGCGTATTGCCCCTGGATGAGGCGATCGCCAATAACTCGAAGGCGCTGCACCGAGGGCTGCTGCTGCTGCAAGGAGGAACCAGCGCCAACGAAGAAATCAGCACCGATGAAGAAACCGTGACGATCTTCGGCGACGGCGCGGGCTACGCAAACGGCTCGGCCACCAGCGCCAACTGGACGATGAACTATGATGCAGTAGTATTGCCGGGTGAGCCTGGCTACTACCGCCTGCGCTACGCCGCCCGCAATGCTGTCAAAGGCGTGTTCGGCTACGTCGTGAAGCGCGACACTGCACCCGCTGGCTACACCTACGGCGAACAGTTTGAGGGGCTTTGCCAGGTGATTGGCATCAGCAAGGATAACCCCAGCGATGGCAACATCACCTTCAGCACCTCCTTCAACGGCCGCGGCGAGCCTATCGACACTCCCGCTCGGAAATAGGGGATGATTGCATCACTCACTGGTCACACTGTCTTCGCCTGCCACTGCAAAGTGGCGGGCGATTTCATAGTTGCCGGGCTGCTGGTGTTGGATGCTGGGTTCGTGGCGGGCAGGCACGAGCTTTGGGATGCCCAGAATAATCGCTATTGGGTCGAGGTTGATGGCGCTCCCAGCAGCCTCAGTTACAAGGTCGAGTTGAGGCGGGTCGATGCTGCCGTTTGATTGTGCGCCTGAGTTTTTCACGGTGGGGGCTGTTTCGCTGCCTCGCTACGGCTGCCCAACGGTGCAGGAGGCGATCGCCTTTGAGGAGCTGCTAGCTGGGCAGGCAGATCTGCTGGAGGTTACTGGCGATCAAGCGACGATCATCGCAGCGATGCACCTGAATCCTGTGATTGCTACGCTGATCCTCATCTCGCGGCATGACCCAAACTGGACACTGGAGAAGGTATCGGGGAGTTTCTCGATTGCTGAGATTGCTCAGATTGCCGATTTTGCCCTGGGAGAGCGCCGCCGCTGGAAAGACCTGAACGAATCAGAGCCGGAGCAGGCAGACACCGAACCCAGCAAGCCCACCGACTGGGCAGAGGTCTACTGGACTCTGCAACTGCACTTCCCTCATGAGCCGCGCTTCAGCGCAGCTCGCTTCGCTAGTTGCCCGCTGCTGCTGATTGAGCAGGCGATCGCTGCTGTCACCCGGCTGGAGCTGGAGCGGGCACACCGCGCCGCCATCCCCACCGCTTTGCTTGGCTGCTACTCGCTAGCGGCTCAGGGCGTGAAGGATCTGGAGCCTGCCCACTTCAACCCGTTCGAGCGAATGCTCAATCAGCAGGCGGCGGTGGAGGAAATCGACCCGGCGATCGCCCGCACGCTGATCGGCTTGATCGACTCCGGGCGCGTGCCGACCTGGGCTATCCCGCTGATTCCGCTAGGAAAAATGCGGCTGGCCGCCAGCGCGTAAAACAATAGCCCATTCAAAACCCCTTACAGCCCCCCGGTAAGCTCCAAGCTGAGCCTCAAGCCCTGCAATCACGCGATCGCCATACCGACCAATATCCTGCAACAGCCCTCTCCGTAGGCAGATCCCCTTCCGCTCTCACTCTAAAGTCGCTCTATCCATCTCCTCACTGGTGGCAAACGCATCAAGCGCAGCTTCTATTATTTGTCGGGTAGTTGCACCCTTGAACTCAGGGCGAGAGGCGATTACTATCACCAACTCTAGATACTTGCCCTGGATTAATGGCGGTCGCCACCCGGTACGACGTAATGCGTTGACTGTCGGTTGTGGCCCACGTGTTCCCATAATTGAATCTCCCGTTAACGGGAAACCCAGCGCAGCCAGGAATGCGCGGGGTTCTTTGTGCGATCGCTGATCACTTGCTTTGATTTCTCAGTACGTTGAAAAGCTCTTCTGAGATAAAACAATTCATGTGTTTGAAGGTCAAGGGCGTTGCGTTTTCTACGTGAACCTCTGGATCTAACCCCGCTGCGATCGCTCGTTGGCAAAACCAGGAATAGTGATCTGAGTCTATTCCTAGTTCCGCCGGGATCAGCCCCCACAAATACAATGTTTCCCATGTTGGGGTAGCGAAATAGTAGTCAACAGTGCTTTGAGTTTTAGCTCTCATTGTTTCCTCCAGGCTTGGAATCGTTCTTTTCGTTTTGCCTTAAACCATTTATGGCTCTACAATATACCCGTTGTCAACATATTAACGCTGCCGAAACTGGCCTGTTTCCGCTCTGCTGAGTTTATCCGGGGCCAGCCCTCCGGACAGCGCAGCGGAAAACGCTCAAAAATCTTGCTCACCTCCCAAATCCCTTCAGATCGTCCGCATCTTCGCCCCAAGGCTTACCAGGCAACGGCTTTCCCCTTCTGTGAAGGATACGCCTAAATTTCCATTTTGCCGCCCAATAACGGCTGCTGGTTCCCGACTTCGCCACACCCCAGACCAGCTCAATCACCTTGGTCCGTGACTTGTAAGCCTCTTACGGCTTGCCCCGCACCCCAGTCCGGAGTTCCGGACTGGGATTTTGCTTTGGAACGTCCTGTCTAGCGAAGGGCTTGAATAAACAGCGTCGTGGCCAGTGCTCGCAACGACTCTGGATCGTCTATCACACCCGCGAATTTTTGACGCGCCTGGTCGTAGCAGAACTTGAGTAGGGCAGCATCTTGCTCAACCTTGGCGGCGATCGCCCGCTTCTGAGCCGGTGTTAGCCCAGCCGTCTGAGTTTGGGCTGTCTGTGGCTGGGTAGGTAGAGACATCAGCTTTAGTCCATAGCGAGGTTTGCCGTTCTTTTCACCGACGGGTAGCAGCTCCACCCACGTCCCTTTCTGGAGCGATCGCAGCGCCTCATCGTCAGCATCAAAGGATTGCCAGATCCTAGCGGACTCCGGCACTTCCTCTTGCGGCTTGCCAAAGTATTCAGCCTCCACAAACAGCACCGAGCGATAGCCCGCTTCTGTGTACTCAGAGGGCTTCACCTTGCCGAGCACCTGCACCCGGCACACGATTGGGGTCACGATTTTGGGCATGGGTCATTCTCCCTGTTTGAATACGAGCTGCACGCCTTGTCGCAGCCAATCACGCGGTCATGATGCCACCAGCAAAATCCTACGCCCCGCGCCCGCTCCGACGCTTCCCACCAGAAGCAGCCTGCACATTCTGGAGCCGTCACCTGAGAGGCAGGTGGCGACTCCAGCTTAGCCAGAGTCACCACCTCCACTATGCAGCCCTCCGCCGAGACAACGTGAGATGATAGAACTTGCGAGCCACGTCGTGATATTCAGGCTCAACTTCGTTGGGGAGGTCGATTTCGAGATCCCAGCCGAGCGTTGCGGCTAGGCGACCCCAGGCGATCGCCATGCTGCGAGAGCAGTGCTTCTGGGGTGTGCGAGGGGCGGTGTATTCCTCTTGAAAAGCGCGGTACTTGCGGCCCGAGCCGCGAGAGTCGTCTCCTGAAAAGTTGAAAATTGCCATTGGATATCTCTGTGAGGGTTTGCTGAGAAGTGCTGTGCTTACTGCTTTTGCTGCTTTTCAGCAACAAAGCGCTTCAAGGCTTCCAGGTCTTCGTCCTCGAATGTGTAAGCGTTCCCGGTGGTCAGAGTCACCGTGGCTTCGTCTTCGCTCTCCCAGTAGATTTCAGAGATCAAGTCCAGGTCGATTGTGTATTCGCCGTCTTGAATTGTGAGTAGGTGCATAATTGAGGAAATCCTTTGTTAAGGGTTTGATGTGGTGAGAGGGGCGATCGCACTTAGCTGTCCAGGCGGAGCGATCGCCCCTCTCTTGTTTAAAGAATACTACCACTTAATGGCACTGTCAATCTATAACAACCCCATTTGTTGACACTTTCAACGAATGGCAGTACCGTTAAGGGTGGTACTGTTATTTCATGGGACTTATGAACACTCTCGACAAATTCCTAGAAGCGCGGGGCGTAACCACTGCCTACCGCTTCTGGAAAGACACAGGGCTTCCTCAGTCAACGGCTTATCGACTGTTTAGGGACAGAAGTGTCTATCCAGACAAAAAAGCTGTAACCGCCATTTGTGAGACTTACAAAGCTCAACCTGGAGAATTTCTGGCGTATTCGTTCAGGAGGTGACAGCATGAGTAGCGACAACTTTGACGACTTCTCGATATTCCCGTTTTTTCAGATGACAGGTGACTTTATCAAGGCTGTAGAAGACGGCATTGATTACTACACTGATCGCCGCACTGGTCGATCGGGCATGAGTCACCGAGGGCTCGGTCGGTTCATTGGCAAGGATCACAAATCCATCATTTACTGGGTACGGAAAATCAGTGCTTCCGACCTGGGGAACAACAGCCTTCCAGAATGCCTGAAAAGCTTTGCTGGCAAGCCTTTGGCGCTGGGGAACACAGCCGATCCTGAAGGGTCTGAAATCCTGCCTGATGACTTCTGTGCAGCAATGGTTTCTTACAAAATGCAAAACCCCTTGGCTTGCATACGCTAGCTCGATGAAGCGGTATCAAGAGGCACTCAGGGAATTTCTGGGAAAAATAGCTCAGCGGTGCCAAAATTATGGCGTGATCCTAGACCTCGGCAACAACCCTATCTCTGTGTCTCTCGCCTATCCAGATGGCAGCGGGGCGATCGCCGTGCCAGTGGTGGGCTTCGACACGAAAGACGCGCACCTGAGCAGCGACGGTCTGAGCAAAACGACGGGGACGCTGGTAATCCCGGCTAGCCCAGTGGATGCTTTTGTCGAAGCGCTTGATCCACTGGTTAACCCGGCTCGGTTTGCGCGGGGCTGCCGGGTGATTGTGCAGATCAAAGACAATACGGGCGCAACGGTGGCTCACCCACGGGGACGGCTGCGAATCCTCAAGCCACCCGCGCCGCCGATTGGTAGAGCGCCCACCCTGGAGATCGAGATCGGTTGCCTGCTGGCGTTGCAGGATTATCGCCAGCCACCCAGCGACGAAAGCGGAATCAGGCTGGGTGAGATGACCACGCGCACAGAGATCATCAACCGGCTGGCTGCCAAGGTGGGCATCGGGGCGCTGCAAGATGCGATCGACGAATACCCGCTGAATTACCCCGTGCCCACAGAACAGAGCTACGTAGCGACGATGGGGGCACTGGCCTGGGACGCGGGCTACGTGCTGTGGATCGACAATCAAGAGCGGCTCCGCGCCCGGAAGGTGCCCAGCGATCCAGACACGCCAGACCTGCGCGTGCGAATTGGCACGGGTGAGGTGGAGGTGCAGGCGATCGCCCCTGACGAAACACCAGCCGAGCGGGTGAGGGCGGTGGGTGTGGCTCCAGAAGTGAAGGAGGTCACGAATCCGCTGCCTGTTTTCTCCATCGCAGCCGATGCCGAGTTTGACCCCAGCGAGATCAGCAGCACGGTGTTCACTGGTTTCGGCACATCAACAATCGCAACTTTTACCAACGTGCGGCAACCACGCGGGCGGCTCTTTCCACAGCAGTATCCCGGCTCCAAGACGCTGATCCGCGCCACTGAGGAAGACAATTTCACCTACTACGACGACGGGCCGGAAGGACTGCTACGCAGGAGGCGCAGCAGAGTGCGGCAACCGCGTGGCGTGGTGTTTCCAGCAACCAATCCTGGCGACACGGGGCTAATCGACTCTAAGGAAATCGAGGAAACCTACACCTACGCTGACGACGCAACAATTCGGATCGACAAAAAGACCTACGAGCCAGCGGCGATCGTGCTGGGCTATGCGCCGGATCAGCCCCTCAACACCCGCGCCTACGGCATGAAGCTAAGCGAGTGGGAGACACAATTTTGGTATAAGCAGGGGCGCGGGTGGATTCAATTTTCCAAGGTGCGGAAATACAAGCCGGGTGAAACCAGCAGAGCCAGCACCAACTACAGCAGCAGCGGTGACACGCAGCCCCCCTCGCCAGAGCGCAGAGCCGAACCCAATGACGGAGAGGAACGGCAATACAAGGGCGAGGCGAGATTCCCGCCTGTGGCTGGCAGCAGCTTTCAGGAGGCGGATAGAGAATACGAGGTGCGCTATCCCGTGAGCGATGCCCACTGCGAGGAAGTGGCCCGGCGTGAGGGGGCGCTGCTGCATGGCAGGCAGGCGCGATTAAACTGGGTGCTACCGTTGCGGCAGCGATTTCTGGCAAACTATCAGCCCCTCTTGGTGATCGACTGGATTCAGCCAAACGGCACGATCACCCGCCACCTGACAGACGGTCTGAGCTTCGTGCATGAGGCGCGGCGGGGAGTCGTCGGTGGAGACTCAATCAATCTGGGGCAGGTAAAACGGCGATCGCCCCCACCACCCACGCCACCCGCCGACGGCGTGACCGACCCAGACGAGTACGTGTTTCACCCCTACGCCGAATCGTTTGATTTTGCAGGGGCGATCGCGCTCACGGGCACGCTGTTTGCCCCTGGCTATGCGCTCGAAGAAGAGTTTGAGTTTGGCGGGACTGTGCAGACAGCCGGAATGGTGCAACCCGCCTTGGAGCTACAGGGAACGATTCAACAAGCTGGGAGCTTGATAGACGACATGCTTGATGCACCGCTCACAATTCCACCCGAAGGCATGACCCTAGAATGGGTCAGCAGCACGCAGATCCGCATCACGGCGGGGCGCTGCGTTTACCCCGTCAACAATGAAAATATTCGAGCGGTGGCGATCGCCCCCAGCAATATCACCAAATCGATCAACGCCACTTGGGTGGCGGGTACGGGCAACGGCGGGCGCGTCGGCGGGTCACTGGCAGCCAATACCACCTATCACGTCTTTGCGATCGTGAATTCGGCTGGGCAGGTGGACTATATGTTCGATACGAGCGTGACCGGTGCGAATGCTCCCAGCGGCTATTTGAGCCGCCGCCGGATTGGGTCGGTGCTAACGGATGGCAGTAGCAGCATCCGCAATTTTCTGCAAACCAGGGCAATGTTCACGCTGGAAAGTCCGGTCAACGATTTCGCCGGGTCGGTGCCCACCTCAAATACAAACCTGCAAGCGCTTACAGTTCCTAACGGTGTGCAAGTAGAGCCAATTATCCGATTAATTACTAATGAACACAGCGTTGTTATTCGGATTGGCCCCGCAAACCTGTCTGCCACTTCAATCCCGACCTGGAACTTTACTGGATTAACAAACACCACGGTTGTGCAGCGCCTGCCGCTCAATCAGGCGATCGCCACCAACACATCCAGGCAGGTGCGTTTCTGGGCTGATAGTGCCGTAACAATCATTGGACTGCAAACGCTTGGATGGATCGACCCCCTGTACTAGTTATGCCTTTTATAAAATTGGATGAAAACGAAACGGTGATTGCCTACGCCACCAGCCCGCCCAGCGCCGAAGCTAAGGAGTGGATCGAGGTGTCCGAGGATGATCCGGCGGTGGTGGAGTTTCTGAGTCGCGCTGCACCCGTGCCCAACTGGGGGGCTTTCAGAATTTCTGTGCTAAACGATCCTGGCTTCCGGCTGCTGCTGGGACAGCTCATGCAGATCGACCCACAAACAGCGATCGCCCTCCAAATCGAAGCTGGCAAAGACGAGCCGTTTGTGGGCTTCGTGGTGGGCAGTTGGAACGCGCTGGTGGAGCGATTTGAAGGCGAAATCGATCCGGAGGCGATTGCAGAGTGGAATGCGATCGTCGCTGAGAACAATATCCCTCTGCGCTGGGTTGAAACAGGTGACGACGTTGGCAAACTGGAGGCGTAATGGCTTTTGCAGCTTTTTTGGACGGCATGGTAGAGCTTTTGGAAATTGGCTACCGCACTCGCGCCAAATTTGACCCCGCCAAGTTTCGGATCGCGCTGCTCAACGACACCGACGCGATGACCCAAAACGCCACCCACATGGCAGTGCTAAAGAAAGAGGTGAACCACTCAGACGGCTACGAGCGCGTCACCTGGACACCCAGCGCAGCACCCGCCAAAAACACGATCGATAACTTGGTGAGCTACGGGCCGCAACTGGTGACGATCACCAAGCCAAACAGCCCCAACACGCCACTGCAATACGATTGCGTGGCGCTGATCGCCGACGGCAACGCCAACAGTAACAGGCTGATTACGTCCATATCCAGCAATGTGCTTCAGTGCGCGACGGCGCACGGTTTGGCCGCTGGGGATAGAGTGTTTTTCGACGGAGCCAGCAGTTATCCCACAGGAATCACTGCAGATACCTACTACTGGGTTTCATCCACGTCACTTTCGTCAAACGGGTTCCGCATCTCGGCGACCGATGGCGGTTCGCCGCTGACTATAGGGAGCAGCTTTTCTGGATCGCTGCGGTGCAGGTTTGCCAACGGCGTGGCTCTGCTGTTTGAGAAGGTTCCGGTCGATAGTTCTGGCAACAACACCCGAATCTTGCAGCCTGGGGCAAATCTGGCGATCGCCGTTCAGGTGGGCAGCCGCTAATGGATTGCTGCGAACAGCCACAAGACGACCTGCTACAGCAGCGGGCGCGGGATCTAGTCGAAGGCGGACGGACGGAAAGAGGGCGATCGCTCCTCAACGCCGAGCAGTATCGCCGGTGCAGCAGCACTCACCACGTCGCAGCCGGCTGGGCAAACGGGCGACCACTTGTCCAACCGCTGGGAGGACAGCCCTACCAAGCCAGAGGCGGCTACATCACCAATGGATCCACCCCGATCGGCTCACCCGTTCAGTTCCTGGGCTGCGGAACTCGGCTAAACCAACAAACCCGCCGCCGTCGCCAATCAGTTTCCGAAGAGAACCTGATTTCTGTTTGGTGGTACGAAAATCTGGGCGGAAACCTAGTCGAGCCAGCGGGGATAGGGGATTTATTCATCTACAATCTGGAACCGCACTACCAGATGGCCGGGCTAGATCGAATTCCGCCCCCTCTGATCTGCGGACTACAGTGCAATACTCCAGCTATGCTTGCAGCGAAGAATGCCTATGCCGGTGCCGGATTGAACACTGGCACCGAGGGCTGTTTTTTGTACGCATCCAACGAAACCAGGCCCGTTGTGCATGGGCTGAGTTTTGACGTACCGGTCTGCGAGTATGGGATGGACGGTGCCGCCACGCCGGGGGCACGGTACGCCGGGCTGACGATGGCCCGGGTTTATAGAAGAGGCGGTCAACTGAAGCTTAGGGGGCAACTGAATAAGCCAGCAGGCACGCCGACTGCACAGATCCGGCTGGTGGTATTCCGGTTGGGGGCAGCCGCGACGGTGGCGACTGCTGGCTCGATTGAGGGCTTAAGAAATCTGATCCTCGATAGCTACTTGGCAAACGATAGCCCCGACGCGGCACTGGCGGCGGCACTCAGCAACCAACCGCTGACCCGTTTCTGGTGGCTGAATAACCTGATCGAGGGGGCGTGGCACGGCAAGGCGAACGTGTTTGAGGCGATTGGGCTAGAGCCGTATCGACTTATCGGCTTTGACACAAACACCGGATCAGGGAACTACGAGTTTGAGGTGACGGAGTTCGATTTGCCTGCCACTGGCTCTCAATTAGATCGAATGTCGGTGCTGCTCAACGGCAATCCCATTACGCCGAACCGGTACGTGTACTACAATCCTGCGGGCGACGGAATGGTAGGCGCGGGGGGCATATTCAATCCGCTGCTGGAGATTCCGAGTGGATCTTGGCTTGTGGTGGGATTTGTGCAGGCGTATGAGGAAACTGGGGCGATCGCCCTTGATATTCAGTTGGAGGTGGGGATTGAGTAACCTAAGCGATCGCGCCCGCCTCGCCACCGCCGCCGGCCGTGCCCAACGCTTGGAGGCGCTCACCGCCCACCAAGACGCAGCCGACACGCGAGGCGAGTACACGCTGCTCTACGACGGCTGCGAGTATGGGCAGCACTGGGGCAGGCTACCCAACGGCGGGCGCGTGCCCGTGCAGCTGATCAGCTCCGGCACGATTCGCCGGGGCGAGGTGATGATCGGCGTGCGTGGGGCCAATGGGTCGATCCAAGTCAGCGCGATGCCCTGAAAATTCCACACAACTGTCACAAGGCAAATTCGTAATACAAGCCGTGCTACAAAACCTGGACTAAACCTGGACTTTTTGGGTTGTAGTACGCTCTCTGAAACGCCTGATTTTTCGTTTTCAGTCCTAGTCCAAAAAATCCAAAAGCAAAATCCCCAAAACCCTTTCAAGAAAAGAGTCTTGGGGATTTTGCCAGCTTCGACTAGTTGCCTTGCACAGCAAGCGATCTAATCGGGAGCCGCTGCCAACTGTCACAAACCTACACCGAAATACGGAAAGCCCGCGAACTTGATTGTCGCGGGCTTTGATTGTCGCGGGCTTTCCTGGGTAGTTGAAAAAGTTTCCATTCAATTGGTTGCCACCATGTGGGCGGCTTCTAAATATTAGCAAAAAATTGGGCAATTTTTGGGCAGTGCTTGAAAGCTGTCCGTAGATTTCTTAACTTACAAGCCTTTCAGGTCTTGATCTAACGGCTTGCTAATCTGTTGTACGGTT